ACTCTTCTGGTGTATGCTGCGCTTCAATTGCCTCGATGCATTCGATTGATCCGTCGTTGTAATGTGGTGGATGGTTAATTAAATCAGGTTGTAATTCTGGACGATATGGTTTTGTTGCCCATGGAACAGGGCACACACCATCTTTACATTCTGTAGTATTTTCTACAGCGATGTCAAAAGTTTTTGGCCCATCGGCAAAGTACCCGGATATTTGTACGCTTCTTCCATCGACGGGATAAAACCAGTCACTCCGGGGCGGTTCCCCTCCAGAGCTAGGTTGATTCTGGGTTTGTCGTCCTGACATAACGTAAGACCACGATTGTATTGGTCGTACAATGCTACATCATGATTCTTAGTTGCGAGTGGAGCTCCAAAATCGCAACAACATGCCATGCGCTTTAAGAGTTCGTCGTCTGTAGTAATGAATTTTTGCAGGAAATCATCAGGGTCTTGACGCCCTTCTAATTGCTTTGCGTCATTTTTATAAGCATACATAATGGCAGTGCCACTAAATTCCCTCGATTACAATATTATCATGGAAAGATTTTACGACCCACGAAGGGGGCAAGAGTCCACCCCTGTTTCATCTAATTATGATCCAACAGTAGACTCAGGTTCTTCTGGTGGTGATACCAGTGATTTAAACCCTGGTCGTGCATACACAACAGATACAAGACGTTTTGGTTCAGAAGAAAAGGCAACTGCTACTAGGGCAGGTACCAGTAATGATAGGCAAGAATCAAAGGTCAATAAATATCTAGCTGCGGCCAGAACAGCTGGTAAATATCAACAAAGTGCTTTGGTTAACGAGCCCCAAATCAGAGGCCGTACCCCCAGAACAGAAGCAAACATTAAGGGAACTAACGTCCCTACTCTTGGCGATAGGATTGGCTTAGGCGGAAGTACCAACTATGCAACAAAACCCACATCTACCGCTGGTAAATTTACAGGTTTTTAATAGTCAATATGGTTGGATTCTTCTAGATCTAGGACGTGGTCTAACTCATCAAAGATCCCCTGGAGCACATTAAGTACCCATTGAATATTATCTGAGCTGTAGCGTCCCAACTCAGATGCTAACTCTTCATTCTCAAGTAACATTACAGATCGATAAAGAACATCAACAATATTTAAACGTTGTTCAATGTCATGTGGGTCCGTCATGTTTATGCCTTGCTATATACAACTTCTTGTAATTGGTTTTGATATTTACCTTTCCGATCTTGATAGCTAACTTCACAAGGATTACCCCTGAAGAACAGTAGTTGTGTCACGCCTTCATTTGCGTAGATACGATTAAATAACCCTGTACAGTTACTGATTTCCAACGTTAAATAACCTTCCCAAGCACTTTCTGCTGGTGTGATATTTACCATGATTCCCGACCGGGCATACGTACTTTTACCAACCGCAACAACGGTCACATCTCTGGGTAATTTAAGCCGTTCTTCTGCAACCCCTAGGCAGTACCCATAAGGCGGCAAGATAAAGTATGAGCCCTTCTCGTCTTCTAATAATTCGGATGGGGCCAAGATGTCACCGTCAAAATCTTTGGGGTCACAATCACCGGCTTGAATACGACCAAATACTAAGCATTGTTTAGGCGACAGCCTAATGTCATAGCCGTAAGAACTTAGGCCATAGCTAAGGATTTTATGTCCGTTTTCTTCACTAACTAAGTGATCTTGAAAGGGAGAAATCATACCCTCCTCAAGGGCAAGTTGTTTGATTTCCACGTCACTCAGGATCGACATAAGCCTCTTCAATCGTTCTTTAGTATACCGAACTCAGTAGAGGATGCGGCCCTTTTCACCGTAAATATCAATAAATTTTTCAGTAGCAGCCCCACTGTTTTGCTTGGGTTGAAGATATGCAACTAACGAGGTACTAGTCTTGTGGATACCAATGCCCTCACTCGTATTCTTAATCAATGTTGGTGCAGTTTTTAAGATACAGACTGGAAAATCAAAAAGACGTTGATCATACCGGATCATGTCCGTACAGTTGGTAAAGTACAAACCTTCTTTAACAACATCAGCCAACCAAAGACGGTACAGTTTCCTGAACCAGAGGGCATGGGATGAGGTCAATGATCCAGACGATGCTCTGGTCATCTTCCATTTATCAAGATATTTATCAAAATAATATGCTCCACTTGGTGGAAATACATAAACCTTCCCTTCCCACTCTTGAACATTCAAACCATCGTCCTGTGGAGAGTAAAATTTGTCAGCTTGGACGTACGAATTAGCAATCTTGGAGCTAGCTGGATCCAAGTCAATGCCATCCATAAGGGAATGCGCGGCGGCAATCAGATCTTTATTGGTAATTAACTCAAGATCCTCACACTTTTTTCTAAATTTTCTTGCCATTACACATCAACAGCCTGGTTGTAATCAATAGCAAAATAACGGATGCCTTCAGCATCGTTAATGATGTAACCAGCTGATTCTGCTGGATCAATCTTTTGTGCTGCATGCAAGATGCGCCGAAATGTTTCAGCTAAATCACCGTTGTTTTCACGTTCACATGACTCTTGGGCTGAGTGTAATTCCTCAAGCGTCATGTAAAACATGGAGCGTTCCTTATTGTCAGGCTGAAAACAAATGACGCCAGGACCTTCAATATCCCAAAACTGTACGTACAGATTCCCCATGTCACCAAGGACTAACTTGACTACTGCATCCAAGTACTTGGCTTCTGTATCTCCAGTCTTTCCGTTAAGTGCGGCAGTGATTAGTTTTTCGCGTCTGCTCATGGCTCTAATAACCCCTGCTTAGAAAGTGAGTCTAGAAGTTTTGGTAGTGGCTGGTAAATCACCACAAGTTTCCCAAGGTTACCACGTTTCTTGACGAGTTTCCCTTTGTCATCACGTAGCTTGTCAAATTCACCAGATCGTATCAGATACTCTGCAACACAACGCAAGCGGCGCTTAAGTGGCAATTCAGCTTGGGGGAATTTACCACAGATTGTGTCAGGTTGTAAATCTTTAAATGCCAAGCGTAAGCGATTGGCCAAGGTCATATTGGAATTGGCGTCCTCCTCTTCATAAGCACAAAGGTTCTCCAAATATCGACGCATACATTCATCATCAAAGGAGCCAAAAGGCGGGAGAAAATCCTCCAGCTGAAGCACCAAAGATTCAGGTAGTAACTGAGAATGATTCTCAACTGTCACAAGGGACAAGTCTATGCCATCAAAACGGTTTGTCATATCACAACTCCTCGTCCATGGCCCTAGTGTTTACAGATTGATACATATAGGAAGCATTGAAGTCGTTCAGTTCTACATTCCTGTTCCTAGCAAAAGATTGCACCAGGCGGTTCCATGGGATACGGATGACAGCTTTCTTGCCTTTATCTGGACAAAGATTGACATAATGAATACCTTCCGTCCAGCCCTTTCCAGTATTTTTCTTGCCCTGACTAATCCAGTTGCGAAGTGTTTGATCTGATACTCCCAGGCGCCTGGCACATTCTTCTGTAGGGATGTACTCATCGGCAAAAGCTTCGGGATTCAACCGGTCTGTTTCACCAGATGAATAACGGCTATGCCACATGGATGCCAAGATATTTCGGATGCCTTTTAATTCGTGAGCAACATCTTCTAAACCTTTGCGTATTCCAAAAGTTGCCATACCGTCATAAAGCTTTTTTATATGTTAGTGTGTTGAAAAAGGTTTTGTCACAAAAATGGAAGAACAAATTGCGCCTAGTATTCCAGCCCCTGAAAATCTTCAGGCACCACCTGCGCCAATGCCTAATTTCCCGCCAAGCATCACCCCTGAAATGGTGAATATGATGAAGGCACGTGCCAGGGAAGAAGCTATTCGTATCACAATGGAGCAACGTCAGGGAGCCCCAATGCCCCAACTACAGGTTCCTGCAGACTTTCAGCGTGCTCCTCAAGTTGTGTACCTCCGTCGTAACTTGACTATTGCTGAGTTAATTGTGACAATTTTCTTAGCATGCGGCATTGTCCTTGGCGTACAAGCTGGTTGGAATTTTGGTAGCCAACTGCTACCACGTATTGAAATCAAAGTTAAGTAGTGTATTAGGCACAGAGAAACTATAATTGACTTAAGAGCATCCATGCATAAATAAATGGCCAACAGGCGCATTAGCGATTTACAAGAACTTGCGGGCGTTGATCTTGCAGAGCAGGATCTATTTACTGTTGTTCATGTTTTTGAAGTTGATCCGGCGTTAAAAAATAAGAAACTTACAATTTCTGGGACCAAGCAATACCTTAATATTTACTACCTTCCGCGCACTGGCGGTACCATTAGTGGCGATACGTCAATCAGCGGAAACCTTAGTGTTACTGGCCTAACAACTACCTCTGGTTTAACGGTCAGTAACCAGGCTTCTGTCAGTGGTTTAATTGTCCAGAACAACGCAACCGTCAGCGGAACGATCAGTGGCATCACAATTACTGGTGCTGCTATTCAAGGTACCAACGTTAATGGTGTAACGGTTACAGCTACGACCTTTACTGGCACAACCGTTAATGCCGTCAGTGGTAATTTCTCCACCCGTTTAAGTGGTGCCACCATCACCGGCAACAATATCTCTGGCACTTCAGGAGTTTTTAATGCATTAAGTGGTGTAACAATCACAGGCACAACCGTCCAAGCAACCTCTGGTGTTTTTGGTACTCTTGCAACACCACTCCTTGTTGTAAGCGGCAACCTAACCGTCCAAAGTGGATTGGTTACTTCTGGTGCTGCTCAATTTGCATCCACAGTCAATGTCACCGGCACATTCTCAGGTACTACTATTACCGGAACAACGGCCAGTGTAACTAGTGTTACTGGCGTTTCTGGTGTATACACTACATTACTAAGTGGTGCAACTATTAGCGGTGACACCGTAAGAGTTTCTAACATCACAGGTGTTTCTGGTACATTTACCACAAGACTTTCGGGTGCCACAATTACCGGTGACACGAGTTCCTTTGGACAAGTCACTGCAATTTCCGGAATCTATACACAGATTATTTCTGGTGCAGTTATTACAGGTGATGCGGGAAGATTCAGTAATATCACTGGTGTTTCGGGTGTTTACAATATTTTATCCGGTGCCACTATCACTGGAAACGTAGCAAAAGTTACATCAATTACCGGTGCTTCCGGCATCTTTACTAGTATTGTTTCAGGTGTTGTAATTACAGGAGATACTGGTAGGTTCACCACCCTCACAGGAGCAACCGGTGTTTTTACATCACGTGTTAGTGGTGCCACTATTACAGGTGAT